TATGCGTATCCGTAAAATATAACAAACACCTTAAAATATGAACACCTTAAAAAAAGTAATTGTAATTCTTGGGAACGTTTTAAATTTTATCGGCAAGGTTCCTGCCTTTTTACTCCCTTCCAGTTTGAAGGGTTACAGAACAGAGTTATTCAACATTTTGGCGGTTGCAGTCGTGGCATTGGAGCAATTCGACATTACAGGATTAGCAGACGCTATATGTGGGCTGATCAATTGTGATGCTGACGCAATTAAAAACATTTATGTCTTATTGATTGCAGCCATTAACATTAGCCTGAGGCGCAAAACAGATACCGCACCTCACACCAATTGATATTCTTTTTTCATGGGTTGGTTTTGTTTTGCCGGGGGTGGTTCCCCGGCTTTTAAAGATTTTACCGAGGCACACCAGTCACGGAATTACCCGACGAGTGGAGGGTTAAAATCCTCCATTTTTTAATATAAAAGAATGAATACAAGCCAAAAATTATATCATTTATTTGGTGATCCATTCACCACTGAATTTCAAAAAAAATACTTACACGTTTGGGATGTCCCAACAAAATTAGAGGTGGGGATAATTCCTAAAAAGATTTATTGTCACGCTTCATTTGCGCCAGTTTTAGAGAAGTTTTTCAAGCTGCTTATTGAAAGACAGCTCACAGACCATATAAAGACCTGGGACGGGTGCTACAACCTTAGACCCATAAGAGGCTATGAAAAGCATTTCGATGCACTGTATAAGGTTGGAAATCTAAACGATGCAATGAAATACTTAAGCTGCCATTCCTGGGGTTCTGCCATAGATATCAATGCAGCCTGGAACCAATTAGGGAGACCATCAACTCAAAATGCTGAATTTGTGAAAGCAGGGAAAGAGGCCGGTATGATTTGGGGAGGTGATTTTAAACGTGTCGATGCGCAACATTTTGAAATGAAACTTTAACTTATGACAATAAGAAAAAAGGATGCGGAGTTAATCGAGAATATTATAGTTGAGCATCTTGAATTGATGCCGACTGTTCCCAATCGGACATTGGCCAGAATTTTGTGTGAAAAATACCCTGATACATTTTACAGCATTGAACAAGCTCGGACATGTGTAAGGGCAAGACGAGGTAAAAATGCATCGAGGCATAGAGAGGCAAGGCTAAGAGCCGGAAAGAAAATATACACCCAACTAATTGAGCATTACCCAGAGCCTGAATTGCACGAATTAGACCCATATCAGATTCCTAAAGGAAACACGAATATCGGGGTTATATCAGATTTGCACTTTCCAAAACAGTGTAATGAAACTATTGATTTTGCGCTTAATGATTACGCACGAATTGGGGTTGATACCATTATCTTAAATGGTGATGTTTTGGATAACCCAACATTCGGAAAGTTCCCAGTTGATCCGAATTACCGATCAAAGGTCGGGCATTGGTTTGAGCAGACTGAATACTTTTTGGAATCACTTCGGGAGGCGTTCCCGAATGCCTTAATATTATATGTCGAGGGTAATCATGATTCATGGTACAGGCGTTGGTTATGGCAACAAGCCAAGAACGTTGCAGCTGATCCTTATTTCTCATTGGAGGATAGACTGCATCTGATTGATTACGGCATTAAGTTCATTCCTGAGATTCAATTAATTCAATGCCATGACTACTTTATATTTCATGGCCACCAACACGCCAAGGGAGGTCAGCTCGACACCGTGGCAAAAAGGATGGTCGCAAAGCTAAATTCAAACTGTATCATCGGACATATGCACTATGCTTCATCATTTGCCCTTACCAATATAACAGGCGCAAATTGTGCGACAGTTCATGTATTAGGGGCAGCATCGACCAATAAACCTTCATATATGCCATTTGGAGGCAAGTCAAGGAAAGGATATTTGTACATGACAGCTAAAGATGGAGTTTGCGAAGTGTCGAATATATGGAACGATAACGGAAGAAAGCGAGAGATCACAATATGAGCAAACCCAGAAGGAAGCGATTAACAAAGAATAGTCCGGTGAGGGTGTCACTGTCATTAAGAAAGTGGCAGTTAGACGCATTGGGAGGGCCTGAAAAGGTAAGGGAATATCTATATAATTATATTAATGCAGTCACTTATATAAACCACACTACCAATAATTAGTCATATTTAAACATACCCGATCAGGTATGATATATCATTCATTAAGTCATAATGTACCCGATAAGGTGCAATATATGATGCAATATGAACATCACAATGTGCAATATATTGTTTTATATCAATCATTTATATATTATAATATAAAAAATGTAAAGAATTGACAAAAATAATTGCAATTAAACTTGGCATTAATAAAAAGATCGTTTTATATTTGTGTATAATTTAAAATAAACGCAAAATGAAAGCAATAATTAACAGAACACAAACCTTCGGGACACTTAATGGAGTGATTGCCAAAAATGAAGAAATAAGAAGTGTTATAAATCATCACTTAAAGCAAGGAACTGCAAAGCTACTTGTTGACACAGAAGAAACATTAATGTATGAGTTGGGCGAACAAAAGCCAAACTCTAATATGCACCCAATTTTTGAAGGAGCATTAAAACCATTTGGGATAATATGAGATACCCAATATTGTTTTTAAATAAAGATGGCAATGAGGTCGCTCATATTTCAAAAGATTTATCTATTGACGGAACACCGAGATATAAGATAAACACTAAATGTCCTGAAAATACATATACACTGCAAGATTGTCTTAAAGATTGGCAGCCTGGATATAAATATTATGTTGGCGATAAAGTTGAATGGGTTGGAAGATTTTCGAAAATGAAGTTCGATTGCATTGTAAGAAATGTCAAAAGAAAAGATAATTTAATAAGAATAGTTCCCGATAAAGAAGCGGAAAAACCACTAATATATTCCCATTATTGGGTTGAACCTAATGAATTAAAATTAAAGCAATAAGGTGAAATTAGAAAAGCCGATAAAAATCAGTAGAAAACTACTGAAAGAGTTGGAGTGTATAAAAGGTAAAATTCTTTTTGCTTCCAACGGTGGAAAATTTGCTTTGCTATCATCGTTTGAAACAAAAGAACAAACTGATTCACTGATAATAAAAAAATGGTTTCAAAAATCATTTATTAATCAGGAAAATATATATTTAACTGATATTGAATTGTGGGGATATAATACCGTTTATTTATTTTGGGGAACTTTTAACGAGGATGATATTTCAGCTTTTTTATACACATACGATCTTATAAGATTGCGAAACAACTATGAGCAATTTATTAAAAAACCATTACAGGAGCTTGGATTTGAAATAACTAAAATAAATTAAAATGATTGAAATTTTAACAATGTTTGGATTAACAGTCCTTCAGAACGCATCTTTTACATTGGTAAGTAGAGCAAGAAACAGTAAAAGTATTATATACCATACATTGGCATCAGTTGCCTCGAACGGAATATGGCTTCTTGTAATAAGGCAAGTAGTCACTAACCTTGACAGTATAGCTTTGATGTTAACTTATCTAATTGGCTCTGTATCAGGCGGTATAGCTATGCACTATATAGCTATGCGATATTTTGAAAAAAAGTAAAAAATTGACAAAAATAAATGCATTAAAACTTGATAAATTGTAAATCATCATATTATATTTGTGTATCAATAATAACAAAATGACTAAGGGAAAAAATAAATTGTTTGAAAAGGCCGGGTGGTTAACCCCTGAGGAAGCAGCGGAAAGAATGGGGGTTACTCTCGGTTTCTTCCGAGTCCATGTATCGAAGGATATTGGTAAGCGCATTGGTAAATACAAGTATTATACTGAAGCTGATCTTGAGCGATGGCTCAAAAATCAGATGGTTGCAAATGTATAACAACTTGAAATAAAATTCAAGTAATTTCCTAAAAATCAACGTATTAAGAAATTAATTCATACGATAACGATCGTCTGAACAGGCTTTCCCATGCCTAAAAATATTGAACAAAACGGTAGCCGTGAGTGATGGCAGCAGTTATAATCACTCAAACCTATCTGATGATGAATGGACCAATGCCCGGCTGATAATAGGGTCAGCCGGGTCCTTTCGGGTAGGAATAAAAAGTCTTCATCGTAGCCTTAAAAGTAGGGTGTTTTGATTTTCTATTAAAATGGTAAAGTTAGCCGGGTGAGATTCCCGGCATTTTTAAAACTAAAAATCTTAAATCATGTTAATTGAACTCACATCTTCAGAAGCAATTACACTTCGTTTGGCCATCCATCATTCCATCATGGTAAACAATGAAATGCTCGACCTGTGCCTTGACTCAAGCGATTATCGCAAACACGAAATCGAAAAGTTGAGAACAATTCAAAACAAATTAAACGGTCTACCTGACTAAAAGATAGAGAGTGTGCCAGTAAACGTATTGGCCTTTTGATTTTCGGTTATACCATATGCTTCATGCCGGGTGGTCCTAAGCTGCCCGGCAAATTTAAAAAAAATGAGAATTGAAAACGATTTATTTATAAAGTGGTCCGTTGACGGCACACTTAGAGATATAGAATTTATTCATGAGTTGGGTTTTACTGCCCGAATTAAGATTGCCCCAGGCCGTTTTTCACAAATTAAAACTTTCACAATTATATGACAACTGCAACAATCTCCGAGCCTATTAAATTAAGAAAACCCGATGCCCCTCTTGACCACTATCACCACATTGAACAACTCCAAGTTGGAGAATGGTTTTACTCAGTTTGGTTTGTGTTTTCCTTCACGGTTGAAGAATGGGAGGATGATTTACCAGACGGAAGGTCAAGAGTATGCCAGGTTTACGATTTCCCAAAAGAAGAAATAAAAATCAGGGCATTGATGGGGTGTCATGAATCGGAGGAAGAATTAAAACCAATGAAAGAAATTGACCAGGACAAATACCTTGAACTCATTGATGCAATTTATTCAGAATTAGACAACAATACAGAATTCTACATATGAGAAATCACGCAAAACTCAAAACAAATCCGGCTCCAATCATTCGATTTTACCTAAGCAAAATTCAATCTAAAAAGATTGATAAATGCGAATGGGAATTAATGGACAAGACCCGAATGAAGGAAATATTTGAAAATGCCATACCGGTTATAAAGGCATCAAACAAACCGGAAGACGCTGAATTGGTCCCAATTATTGAAGAAAAATTAAAACTACTAATATGACTAAGACTAAAACTCGGAATCTGATCTCTGCGACATGGGCCAAAAACCCCAAAATGTGGAATTGCCTTTTTGAACTCTCGGTTGTGAGAGGCCGATTAACGCTCGATGAATTTGAGCAAATCGGAAACAAAACAAGGACAAAATCACAGGAAGGATTGGGGAACATCAAAGTGTGCAGAATGAAATTCAAAGGCTCGTTAAATTAAAAATCAAATCAACTAAAAATGAAAACGCATTGGAAAAAATTAACAAATCCAAATTACATCGGGGCATACTCAATGCCGGAAGGCAAGGACTTGACTGTAGAAATTACGGACGTAAAAAGAGAAGTGGTGAAGGGTGAAGGGGGCAAGACAGATGAATGCACTGTCCTTTACTTAAAGGACTCAAAGCCAATGATCCTGAACGTCACAAATTCAAAGATGATTAGCAAGGTTCACAATACACCTTTCATTGAAGAATGGATCGGCAAGAAAATAACCCTGTATGTTTCTACCACTTCGTTAAAGGGTGAAAAGGTGGAGTGTCTGAGGGTTCGTGACATTCTGCCAACCGAGAAGAAAAAGCCCGAATTGACTCCTGGCCATACAAAATGGGCCGGAGCAAAGAAAGCAATCCAGGAAGGCAATTACACAGTGGACAAACTCAAGGAGGTATTTTTTATTTCACCTGAAAATGAAGAGGTTTTAAATGAAAAGGTTTAAGATTCGATGTTCTGCTATTGGTCAGATAATGAAAAACGGAACTGATAAAAAATCAATGGGGGAGGTTACCAGGAAGAAAGTTCAGGGGTGGATAAAAGAACAATTGTATGGAAGAACTGAAGAGATAGATAGTAAATTTTTAAGAAAAGGAATAGCCGTTGAACAGGCTGCAATTGATTACGTTTCGGATGTTTTGGAATACGGTTTTCTTTTAAAGAATGAAGAAAATCTGAGCAATGAATTTTTAACAGGAACGCCTGACATAATTCTCAATAATCTGATTCTTGATATTAAGTCTTCATGGAATTGTTTCACATTCCCATTATTTGAAGATGAAATAAAAAATCAAGATTACGTCTGGCAGGGCCAGGGGTACATGGCCTTAACCGGTGCGGAAACATTCAGGGTTATCTATGTCTTAATGGACACTCCAGAGGATGAGATTTTCAGAGAGGCCAGTTCTTTTTGTTGGAAAAACGACATTGAACTAAATGACGAAATTCTAAAGGAGTTCACCGAAAAAGCGACCTACAAAAACATTCCGCACGAACTCAGAACAAAAACATTTGAGTTCAAAAGGGATGAAGAAAAGATCAATTCAATCTACAAAAGGGTTGAAGAATGCCGGGATTACATTCACAAATTAGGGTTTTGATATGCAATTCGTTTTAAATAACCAAACAGCAAAAGACAACTTTAAACAATGGGTTAATAACCTATTTATGAAGTATGCAGACACTGCCAAGAACTTCTATATTGATATAAAAGAGGGGAGCGAAATCAGGTCTGTAGAGCAAAATAAATACTATTGGTCGGTAGTGGTAGAAATTGCCCAGGCAATTATAAAGGAAACAGAAGGGCGTCAATTATCCAACGAGCTTACACATGAGAACCTAAAATATAATTTTGGAACTCAGGTCTTCAGTGAAGAAACATACTGGACTTGGATATATAATTCCAAAGTGATTACCGTTGACGAATTTAACTCTTTGCCGTACATGGAGCGAAACAAGTGCCTAAGAGTATTCCTGATGCCATCCACGGCAAAAATGACCAAGAAGCAATTTAATCAATATGTCCAACTCATACAGGAATGGGCTGCATTTTTAGGGTACGAAATACCGGAACCAAAACAAAACTAAAAACTCAAAATAATGAACAAACTCACATTTTTAGAAAGTAAAATTACAAAGGTGGTCCGGGAGACTATTGAAGGAACTAAGCCGAGAAAAGAGAAAAAATCTCATCGTGTAATAAGGGTAGATTCAATAGTGATCGCAGCCGGGGCAAGCAGGATAATAGTTAATCCTGAACAGGACAATGAACAATGCCGAAAGTTTGAAGCCTTCCCAACGGCCTCAAAATGGCTACAGGAGTATAAGAGGCTTTCTTTAATGCAATTGACTTCTGAAAATTAGGATATGGCAGTCTGTGAGAGACATGGCTTATTTTATTCCGATTCCCAAATATGTGGCCAATGTTGGAGGGAGGACCAATCTGTTAGAACCAAGGAGCGCAAAGCGGAGAGGGTATTTAAAGGAAAAACGTTCTCCAAGCCAACAACACAGAAGGGTATTGACAGACTTAAATTAAAAAGCAAATTGCAGTCTGCATGGTCGGCTTATATGAAAAAAGTTTATCGAGAAATGGGTATTCAACACTGTTTCATTACCGGCAAAACCACAACCCAAAAAGGTCTATTCTCATTGCACGTTTCGCACTATTACCCAAAGGGTCAAGTGTGGCAATTGTGGTGCGACCCATGTAATTCAGGTCTGTCTGTGTATGATCAAAATGTCAACAAACCTGAGAACGCCACTGCAATGAGAAGCAAGTTGGTTGAGATTTGGGGCAAAGAGAAAATGGAAGAATTAGACGCAAAAGAAAAATATTACCGAGAGAGAATCCAACAAGGTTTGGAGTCAAAATATCCAAGTGATTTATGGTTAATAGCAATGATCAAATTATTGAAATCAAAATGAAAAACGAAAATCAAATTTTAGAATATCTGGCAAAGGAGATCGCTCAAATAAAATCTACGCAATACGAGGTCGGGACTAAGATCAATTTGCTTTACAA